ACAGCAGTAGATGGAGACTACACAGCCTCTGTTTACAGCACTTGCAGTTTTGAAACAGCTACACCATCCATTCCTTACGCAAGCGTGACTGAGCAAGATGTGCTTAACTGGATATGGGCTAATAACGTGGATAAAGAGGCAACAGAAGCAAGCCTAGCAAGTCAGATTGAACTTCAAAAGAACCCAGTTACTGCAACAGGGACACCTTGGTAATGGAAAAAATCACACTTTCAACACAACTTGTAAATGCTGTTATGCAGTATCTTGGTAGCCGTCCATATGCAGACGTATTCCAATTGGTAGAGGCTATCCAAAAAGAAGCCAAAGAACAAACTGCAACTACCATAACAGATTAAGATGCAATCATGAGCCTACAAACCATACTGTCTGTTGCTGAATCAGTCAGCATTAATGACCACAAGTTTGCGGGTCAAATGTTGTCGCGCAATATGCGTATTAGCACATCTGAGATTTTAACAGTGCAACCATTTCAGTTTACTATTAAGCCAATGAATTATTTGCAGTACAGCACCAATCGTTCGGTGTTGTCTGCATTACGCACGGCTGATAGGGTTACAGAACAATATTTGAATTTTGGTGTAACTGGTTGGCTCAACTACATTAAATATCAAGGCGACATGACAGGCGTACAAGCGGCGGCTTGTCAAATACAAACATCCAGCGCACTTAAAAACATTGTGCTTGGCTCTTTGCCATCAATCACATCAACTTTGTACATTGTTAGGGCTGGCGATTTTATTCAAATTGGACGTTATGCCTACATTGCTACAACTGATGTTCAACGCGGCGGTGGCACAACTGTAAACATTCCTGTTCATCGTTCTTTGATGACTACTGTAAGTGTGGCTACGGCGGCTGTAATAGGGCAATACGGCACGACAGCAAGTTTGGGTGGGTCTACCTATACAGGTACAACTTTTCCTGTTGTAATGCGCGATTATCCAACTTACACGCTTGTGCCAATGACCAACGATTCTTTTATATCTTGGGATGGTGCATTTACCGCGCTTGAAGTTGTTCTTAACAGTACATCATGAATCCAATTTATCCAGTACAAGACACAAACAATATTCGTTATGCGGATTTTGTTCGCGTAACCACTGGTTCTGCTGTGTATCGGTTTTCTACTGCACCTTACGCAATTACAGTTCCAAGTATTGATTCACAACCCTTTACTGGCTTAAGTCAACTTGTTAAAGTAGGTTCTGCACAAAGGGACATTAAAAGCACAGCAAACGAAACAACAGTAACGTTGGTTGGCATTGACACAGCCAATCTTGCTTTGGTTCTTGGCACAGACATTAAAGGCGCACAAGTTGAAATGTGGCACGGCTTTTTTGATTCTAATAATCAATTAATTACAACTGCTCTTTTACCTTGGCAAAACTTTTTGCTTGCTGTTGTGCCTTGGACAAACAATTCATCAACACAAATTGGCTGGTTGTCATCTGTAACTGGTTCGGGTTTGTACCAATTTTTTAATGGCTATATAAATTCTTTTAGTATTAGTGAACAATACATGGAAGAAGTTCGCGGCTATTTGGGAACAATTACGATAAGCGCATCCAGTATTCAGCTTATTTTGCAAAACAGAACAGCAGGAAGATACACAAACAATCCATCATGGACATTTTGGAATTCTGCTGACAACAGCATGAACAGGGTTAATTACATACAAACAATTAACTATCAATTTGGCAAAACAGGATAAACGACATGATAAGACAGGCAAACAAATATGACATGGAAGAAATCGTTAGGATGCTGAAAAGCTACCGCGAAAAAGCCCCAACACAATTTCTCAAAGATGCTGACAATCGCGAACACATAGACAAATTGCTTGCCAACATATTGGCTGGCGCTGGTTTTATTTTGATTGCCGAAAAAGAAGATGAAGCAGTAGGTATGATCATTGCCGCACAGCACCCAAACATTTGGAATCCCGATGTAAGTCAAGTTAGCGAAATTGCTTTTTGGATTGATGAAGAACATCGCGGCGGTAAATTGGCGCATCGTTTGTTACATGGCTACATCCAACAATGTGAAGAATGGAAGCAAGAAAAGCGCATTCAATTTTTCTCAATCAGTAAAATGGTAAACAGTCCCGACTTGTCGTATGAAAAGTTCGGCTTTGAAAAGTTAGAAGAAACTTGGATTAAATAATGCCCGGTTCAATAATTGCGGCGCAAGTATTAGGCTTAACTGGCTTTGCGGCTACTGTCGCTGGCTTTGCCATAAATATGATTGCTTCGTCAATTATTGCTAAGTCATTTGCGCCTGATTCCAATCAAAACAATACCCAACAGGACGCACAAAACCCCGGCAGTCGCATACAAGTACCACCAGCAGGCGACAACAAAATACCTGTGGTTTATGGCTCTGCTTATGTTGGCGGCATAGTTACTGACTTATCTATAACGTCTGACAATCAAACGCTTTACTATTGCATGGCGTTAAGTGAAGTTACAAACACTGAAGGGTACATCGCTGGTGGTGCGGACACAATTACTTTTGGCGACATTTATTGGGGCGGCAAAAAGGTTGTGTTTAATGCCAATGGCTATGATGTAGATTCACTTTATGATGTATCAACTGGTTTATCTGATACATCCGTTGCGGGTAAATTATCTTTTTATCTTTACAGCAATGGTTCATCAACGCCAACTAATAGCGCATACCCAGCTTATTCGACACAAGTAATGGGCAATAGCGCATTGACTTATCAATGGACAAGCGCACAAGCAATGACTAATTGCGCGTTTGCAATTATTAAAATAACGTATAACCAAGCCGCTAACTTAACTGGTTTGCAAGATACAAAATTTCAAATAACTAATTCTCGCAAAGCACCCGGCGATTGTTTTTTAGATTACTTTACTTCCAAACGCTACGGCGCGGCAATTCCTTATTCAAATATTGCGACAAACACTTTAACTTTGCTTAATAGTTTCAGTGCTGGTCAAGTAACTTATACACAATATAACGGCGGCACAAACACACAAAACAGATTTCAATTTAATGGTCAATTAGACACAACGCAACCCATAATGACCAATTTGCAACTCATGGCTACTTGCTGTGATTGCTTATTGAGATACAACGAAATCACAGGCAAATGGGGTGTGATTGTGCAAGAGCCTGTTTACACGGCTGTATACGCAATCAATGATTCAAACATTATTGGTCCAATAAATGTTACGCCATTGGATATTGCATCATCATTTAATATTGCAGAAATTAAGTTTCCTGACAGCACAGCGCAAGATAGTTTTAATTCAACTATTTATGATTTGTCAATTCTTAATCCTGCATTGCTTTATCCAAATGAACCAATAAACAAACAAACAATTAATTTATCTTTGGTTAACAACAGCGTAACTTCACAAATTATTGCTTATCGTTTGCTTGAAGCTGGACGCGAAGATTTACAAGTGCAATGCACTATTGGTTACGATGGCTTGCAATTAGAAGCTGGCGATGTAATAACAATGACCAACGCTAATTATGGTTGGACAAATAAACTTTTCCGCATAAGCAAAGTAGTTGAAAACTTTACCGATGATGGACAAATCACAACATCGTTAACTTTGTTAGAATACAACCCTGCGGTTTACGCTGATACAAACATAACGCAATTTACGCCTGCACCTAACACTGGCTTGCCTCAACCGCTTAACTTTGGATTTATACCAACTCCAACAATTAGCACATCATCGCCTAATGCGGCAACACCATCCTTTATTGTTAATGTGCAAACCCCTGCTGGTGGCATCACACAATACATGGAAGTTTGGTATTCAGCTTTTTCTACGCCAACATCTGCACAGCGTTTGCTTGCTGGTACAAGTGCTATTCAAGCATCAGGCAACCCATACTCAACATCTACGGCATTGCAAGTTAGCTTAACAAACATTGCAAGCGGTAATTGGTATTTCTTTGCTCGCGCTGTAAACAGTTTAGGTGCAAGTGCTTATAGTTCTGCATCAACAGTTTTTCAATGGCGACCAACTACGTTTAGTTATGATTTGCAATACATTGTAGTTGCTTATGGCGATGATTTAACAGGTACAAACATATCTTCCTCGCCCACTGGCAAAAGCTATTATGGCTTGTATAACTCATCATCAACTACATACAGCCCAACGGCTTCTAACTACATTTGGTTTTTGGCGCAACCTACATTTGGTACGGCTTATAAAGTTGCATACATTACACGCGGTAGCAGGCGATTAAGCACGGCTTCTGCTATTGGTACTTATGCCGCTGGAACTGGCGCTTATGTGCCTGCATCGGGTTTTGATTCATCACAATGGTCATGTTTGCCTGATGGAACAAATTACATTGACTTAGATGTGCGAACTGGTCAACTTACAAGAACAGGCACAACAAGCACAGGCTCGGGTCAAATAGCTATCACCAATAATCCTGATGGAACAATGGTTGGTTCGCTTGCACAATTTCTTAATTTTGGTGGTGCATCAACCTATACCACTTCAGTTTCGCAATTAACAGTAGACATTTATGGTCGCGTAGTGGGTTTAATTCCACCTGATAGTTTTTATTATTCACATCAAAACTTTACAGCAACAGCAAGTCAAACAGTTTTTACGCCTACGGCAAGACAAGCAGGATATATAACTGGTCAGGATTTGGTGTTTAAAAATGGTTGTTTGTTGGATACAACTGAATACACAGAATCATCTACAACTGTAACGCTTGGAACTGCTTGCACTGTTGGCGATGTAGTTACCATAATTTCAATGCGTTCAGTAGCGGCAAGCAATTTTTATCAATCAAGCAACTTGCTGTATTCAAGTGGCACAGGTACAACCACATTAACTTATACAAACAATCCAATTTTTACAATTCAAGCTGGCGATAAGTTGACTTTTGCAAATACAGGAACACCAACGCAATACACAGTTTCTAGTGTTAATTATATAACAAAACAAATTGTATTTACTGCGGCATTTACTGCATCAGCTGGCAATTCTGTTTATCGTTACATTGCATCAGGCGCAACGTACCCAAGTTTTAGTCGATGGACAGCAACATTTAGTGCAACTACATCTTATACGCCTACAACTTTTACTTTTGCATCAGGTTCAGAATTTTTATTTATAAATGGCAATCAAATGGGCGACCCTGATTACGATTTAATAAGTGGTGCTGTTACTAATTTTCCTACGTCATCAACAGGAAACTTCACAGTAATACAATTTATTCCTAACAATCAAGGTGTTCCAAATGGCTTGCCCACATTGGTAACAACTTACACAGTTAATGGTCAAGCGGCGTATGCGTTTTCCTATACTGCGGCTTACTTTGAATTGTTTGGTAATGGTTGCTATTATGTTCAAGGAACTGATTACACAACTTCAACAGGTAGTTACACACTTGTACCAACACCAAACAATAACACAACTTTCCTTAACCAAATGACTTACAACGGCTCGGGGGCGGCATGACACAGGCATTTAATCTTTCACAACTTGCAAATGGTGTTAACACATCAGGACAACTTAATGCGGCGGCAAACTTGTATAACCAAGTTCCTGTGGCTAATGGCGGTACAAATGCGGCATCGCTTGCTGGTAACGGCGCATTGGTAATGAATTCGGGTGGAACGGCTGTTACATCTGTTGCGGCTGGTGCATTAGGCAACGTACTTACAAGTAATGGCACAACTTGGACTTCAGCGGCAAACGTAGCGGCTACAAGTGTTAACGTAATGACTGTTGGAACAGCTTCAGGCACATGGACAAAACCAGCAACTGTTAAGTCAATTAAAGTAACTGTTGTTGCTGGTGGTGGAAATGGTGCGGCTGGTAACTCATCAGGCGCAAGTGCAACTGGTGGTGGTGGTGGTGGTGCTGGAGGTACTTCAATAAGATATTATTCTGCGGCATCTTTGCCCGGACCACAGCCCTATACAGTTGGAGGCGTTGGTGCAAGTTCTTCTTTTGGTGTTGCACCAATAACTGTTATTAGTGCTACTGGTGGTACTGCTGGTTCACAAATTGTGCTAACAAATGCACCGGGCGGCGTTGGAAGTAATGGGCAAATAAATATTAGCGGAGGTAATGGAGGTGCTGGTATATATAGTTCAAGTTTTACAGGAGGTGGTGTGGGTGGTGCATCTTCGTTTGGTGGAGGTGGTGGCAGTACATCAGGTGGTGCTAATGCTCCAAACCCTGCGGGAATTCCCGGCGGCGCTTATGGCGCAGGTGGGTCAGGTGGGTCAGGTGGTAATCCCGGCGGCGCTGGAGGTGCTGGCATACAAGGAGTAGTAATTATTGAGGAGTTTTATTAATGAAAGCACTTATTTCAACAATAGAGCCAAGGTATACAGGCTATCGCGTAGCGCAAGTTGTAGACGATGGGATAATATTTCCTGTCAGCGATGATTTGTTTTGGTTTGATTGCGCTGATGATGTAGTGGCAGACCAATTTTGGTACGACCCTGCTGACCAATCAATCAAACCTAACCCAACAGACACGACAGGATAAATATGTGCGACAAACTTAGCCAATTTGCAATAGAAAAATATGTTTACTTAAAAGATTTTCTTGCAAAGGAATCATGCGCTGAGTTAACCACAGAATTAAAACGCCTTGTTGTTCAACAAAAAACAACGCAAGACACGCAATGCCCTAAGTCGCAAGCCATACATGGTGCGATGGCTTTTGATAAATTGCTTGTTGACCTTTTGCCGCACTTTGAAAAGGCATCAGGCAAACGCCTATATCCAACTTACTCATACGCACGGCTATATGCGCCTGATGAGGTTTTAACCACCCATACAGACCGCGAAAGCTGTGAGATAAGCGCCACTATTACCCTTGGCTTTGAAGGTTCTGTATGGGGCATTTACATGGGCGATGAGGGCAAACAAAACGCTAACCGCATAGACATGGCTGTTGGCGATGCTGTGCTTTATCGCGGCATGGAAAAGCATCATTGGCGCGAACCATACACAGAAGGAAAATGGCAAGCACAAGTGTTTTTGCATTACGTTGACGCTGATGGCAAACACGCTGATTGGAAGTTTGATAAACGACCTGCACTTAATTTGCCACCGCCCGAAGAATTAAAACATTGGGTATATACCGACATACTGACAAGCGATGCCTGTGATTCGTTAATCAGGCTTTACACAAAAGATGAAATACCTAAAGAACAACCTTTAATTGGCGGCGATGCTGGAACAGTTAACTTGGAAATAAGAAATGTTAAGCGGGTTATGTTGCCAACGTACAAAGACATTGGAGGCAGACTTGCGGCGGCTGGCTTGGCGGCTAATCATGCGGCTTGGAAGTTTGACATTACGCACGCCAACCAAGCTGAGTTCTTGGCTTATCCTGCTGGCGGTCGTTATCAAGCCCATGTAGATACCTTTATCCAGCACGGAGATGAGTGCCGCAAGTTGACTGTATTAGCGTTCTTGAACGATAATTTTGAGGGTGGAAAGTTCTTCTTGCAGAATGGTCAAGACAAATACTATCCACCACAAAGCAAAGGAACTGTGCTTGTGTTTCCATCGTTCATCATGCACGGCGTAGAAGATGTGCTTGAGGGTGATAGATACAGCGTAGTTTGTTGGATGGTCGGCAAATTTTTTAGGTAACAAAATGACTTTACCCATTAACGCTATTCGCAATATTACAGATGATGAATTAAAAGAAATGTTGCGCGATGCGGCAGAATGGGGTGCAAAAAAAGCATTGGCTGACATTGGTTTACACGATGATGAAGCTGGTGATGATGTTAAAGAATTGCGTGGCTTGCTTGAAACATGGCGTGATGCCAAACAAACTGCTTTTAAAACTGCGGTAAGTTGGATAACAAAAGGCTTTTTAATATTAATTATTGGTGGCGTTTGGTTTTATGTTGGCAAAAAGGGGTAAATCATTGACCCAGTTACGCTTGCCTTAACCGCAATAGCGGCAATAAAGCAAGGCGTAGCACTTTATAAAGACATTAAACAAACTGGCGGTGAACTACACAAAATCACCAAAGAAATATCAGGCTACATCGGTCAATTCTTTGAAGCGCACGAAGAAGTAAAAAAAGATGTTGCTGAACAAAAGCGCAATCCACCTAAAAACAAATCCATGCAAGCACAAGCATTGGAAAATGTGTTCAATCAAATAGAATTAGAACGCCAAGCAGTTGAATTGCGTGAGTTTCTTATTTATCACGTTGACCCTGCGCTTGGTGCTGTGTGGACAAGATATGAAGAAGAATTTGCAAGGTTACGCGAAGAAGCAGAAAAGGAACGTCTAGAGGCTGAAACAAAAGCGAGGCAAGCGTCATGGCAACGCAGAAAAATGTTAAGCAACCTACAAGACAAAGCGTTAATAATCGGCGCAGTGATGATAGTTATTACATACCTCCACCTGTTGTTCCTAGCAATCCGACAAATGAGGATAGCAAAATGGGGTTCATAATTGCATTTATCAGCATGGTCATTGTTTTTGGCATACTTTTGCCGATAATGGGGCTAATGTATTTGGACATACTGGAAGCAAAACAGGAAACCAAACGACAGCAAGAGCAAGTGCAACGCTTAATTAATCAAGCAAAGGAAAAATAATGGACTGGCTTAAACAAATTGCACCCACGATAGCTACGGCACTTGGTGGACCATTGGCAGGATTAGCGGTTGATGCAATTAGCAAAGCTGTTGGCATTGACCCTAAAGATGTTCAATCCACGATTGACCAAGGCAAATTATCAGCAGAACAAATAGGCGCAATTAAACAAGCTGAAATTGCAATGGCGGCTCGCGCACAAGAATTAGGTTTAGACTTTGAAAAAATTGCCGTAGATGACCGGAAATCAGCGCGGGATATGCAAACAAAAACCCAATCAATGATTCCGGGCATGATGGCTATTGCGGTCACAATCGGATTTTTTGGAATTTTAATTGGCTTAATGACTGAACATTTTAAAACTTCAGATGCGTTAATGTTGATGCTTGGCTCGTTAGGCACAGCTTGGACAGGCATCATTGCTTTTTATTTTGGCTCATCTGCTGGCAGTCAACGTAAAGATGAATTACTGCATCAATCTGAACCAACCAAAGGATAAATTATGTTGACTAATTTTGAAGATGCTTTGGAAGCCTTGCTTAAACATGAAGGCGGCTTTGTTAATCATCCAGCAGACCTCGGCGGTATGACCAATTTAGGCGTTACAAAAAAGGTTTGGGAAGAATGGGTCGGTCACGCAGTGAATGAAGAAGATATGCGAGCCTTAACACCCGAAAAGGTTGCACCGCTTTACAAGGCAAAGTATTGGAACAAAGTGTATGGCGACAAATTGCCGCATGGCGTTGACCTGTGCGTGTTTGATTGTGCGGTGAATAGCGGCGTAAGTCGTGCCGCAAAGCTACTACAACGTGCTGTGGGCGTTGATGTTGATGGGGTAATAGGCAACATGACCCTACAGGCTTGCGAAGCTATAAACGCTGATTTAATCATTCAACGATTTAGCGAGGAACGACTGGCATTTTTACAAGCCCTGCCAACATTTGCCACATTTGGCAAAGGCTGGTCAAGGCGTGTAGCTGAAGTCGAAACTCAAGCGCAAAATTTGGCTTAATCGCGGTCAAGTTCTTGCAAAGCAACAAGCAAATGTGCAATGCAAAGCAAAACAGCAACTGTGATAACGCCACCGACTAACAAAGCAAAAAAAGTTGCAATCATAATTTGTCCTTTTCAAGTTTTGCCACGCTATAAATTGTGATGGATTGTTTTTTAGTTAAGTTTGCAATTAACTTTTCTCTTGCAGTTTGCGTAGACTTTATTCCAATGACATGATTGCGTAAATCTTTGTCGCGTGAATAAATGCTTGGCTCATCTTGCCAATCAAAAGCGTTTTTAATTTTCATTATTTGTCTCTTTCGCATCGTGTTTTTTCAAATCTTCTTTAACGCTTTCAGTATACATATTCAATGCCAAACCAAATGCTGAAAATGTGCCTGTTTTGCTTCTGTCCATCATTTCGTTAAGCGCGGCTTCATAGCCAGCAATAAACATAACTCGATTTATTTCGCTGTTAAAGTCTTTTGAAAAAATGCGTTCAAAATGTTCTTGTGCTGTCATGTTTTTTCCTGTGGTGGGTGGGTGTAAAGGGGGCAAACAAGCGCATATCGTGAATTCATTTCGAGAAACACAGTTGGGTTATGTATTCCATCATTACTTACATAGTTCATGCGTCCAGTTTCATCATGCTGGAACATCCACGCCACAGGCTCTTGGCTTTCCAACTCTGCAATGGCTTCTTTGATGGTGGTGATGGCTTTGTCATAACCGCAAGTACATTTTGGATAGTTTTCTGGCTCAGAGTAAGTTGGGTGTTGGGGGCAAGCCTCCTCATGCCAAGCATAATTTTCCAACGCCTCAAGCGCCAGCTTCATGGCTTCTTGTGTCATGTTTGTTCCTTATCTTAAAAAGCCATCACGATTTGCCCTGTGTGCTGTGCGGTATTCAAACAATCCTGCATGAGCAGGGTTAAGAATTGCAAACAGTCGGGCAAGGTAAGGGCTAATGTTGTTGTTAATTTTCCAACCATCTACGCTATGCTCAGACAGCGCAGAATGATGCCGCAATACATGGATGATGGTTCGCGCTGAATAGTGTTTAAAACCAGCGTTAATGACCTTGTATGCCTCTTGTTCAAACGCTATCCAAATGTGTGCGTTCTCAGGAATCCAGCGCAAGAATTCATCGCTAAATTGTTCCTTATGTTCATGTGCAATATTTTCAATGTTCATTTTTAATCCTTTTCGATTTGGCGACTTACTGATTGTTCATGCGCCGTTAACTTTAAAACGGAATATCGTCATCCATTGGCTCAGAACGGCGTAATAATCGCGCATCACCTTTGGGCTTTTCCTTGTCGTATGGTTCATTGATATACGCATAGCCATTCCATTCAAGCGGCACTAAATCCAGCTTTAACATCGGACCATGTTTGCTATCAATGATTGCGCCAATTTTCATGTATTTCTTTTTTGTTTCGCCTTGGGCGTTTACATATTCGCCCATGACTGCGGTAACTTCTTTGTGTGCCATTATTTATTTTCCTTTGCTAACTCAGCTTGCTTTTTTATTGCACTTCTTACTTTGCTATCCAGCTTTGACCAAAGTGCAATCTTTTCATCAGCATCATCAATGCCGATATATTCTTCATAAGCGCCATGAACATCATCTGCAACAATTTTGCTCATGATGGCATCCATTACATCTTGCACAACTGCTTGGCGGTCAGGCTTTAAACCATCCCATGCGCCTTGTGTTGGCGATATGCGAGCAACTGATTTACTTGCCGCATTACCATCGTCATCTTCGGGCGCAAGCCCTGTGGCGGCTAACAAACTGTAACGGCGAGCATAAGTCGCGCAACTGCCTATGCCTTGTGCATCCAACTTAACTGCTGGC